TTGATTCAAGGCCGAAAAAAACTCGGCAAGGAAGCGGACAACACACCAAATATGCCGCTAGTTCGGCAAATGCAAAGAAAAAACGTTATCGAGGACAAGGACGATGAGTTACAACGTTACCCTAATTACTGAAGAAGGAGAAGTCAACATCGTATGTGATGAAGACACTTCAATTCTAGATGCTGCAGAAGAACAAGGTGTAGATATCAATTACTCTTGTCGTGCAGGTGCCTGTTCCTCTTGTGCAGGTAAACTCGTTGAGGGTACTGTAGATCAAGAAGATCAATCGTTCCTTGATGATGATCAAATCGATGCTGGTTTTATTCTCACCTGTGTGGCAAAACCAACTTCTGATTGTGTAGTCGAAACTGGTAAAGAAGACGAATTGTACTAATGTCAACTTTAATTTGCAATCTTCCATCACAGGAGATCTGGGTAAGAAAAGAATACCTCACAGATCATCAGTCTGGACATGGTGAGTTTGTAAAAGGCGTCTGGGTGTCGGCTAAGTCGATTCCTGGGCGCGCTTTTTATTTTGAGACGTATTTGCCTGAATACGCAGCAATGTATGACAAACTCCCCATCAGTGCCTTTGTGTCAGAACCAAAGACACCTGATCCCGATATGAACCTCCCTAACCTACAGTTCTGGAACTGTATGGATTATGGTGTAGTGTCTATTCATAAACAATTCATTGGTTCAATGGATTATGAATTGTATACACGAGACTTCGGTATTCAGAAAGGAACATATATTTGCACAATTGATAATTATCATCAAGATTGTGACATGATCGATTATGCCACAAGTGAAAATCCTGCAGAACATAAGTCTCACAACTTGATTGAGTTAAATAATGGCCAATTCGCACTCTATCCAAACAATAGAATGCGTATCTTTGACAACAGTTTGACACCTGTTGATCCGAAAATGCCTGATTTCAAGGTTTCGACGGAGTTTTATCAAGTTGAGAATGGATTTGAAAGACTCGGAATGGGCCGTGAAGATGAATATTTCTGGAAAACTGCTCAGGAACGTAATCAGGAGAAGGAAAATGGGAATCCAACCGACTGATTTGGGTCAAGATTTTGTAAAAAAGGGAATGAGGTTGATTACTCAGACATCTTCGGATGCGCTTATGAAAAAAGCTAGTGACAAGAAGAAAAAATCAGAAGATTTTAAAAAAGAAGTATAAATATATAAGACCAAAGTGTATCGGCAGATGCCAGCTATTGGACAATCGCGATTTTTTAAGGATATTTCCTTAAGTTTTAAGAGGCATCCTGTAACGAATGATCTGATTTCGTTAACAAACGAAGCAGCCATTAAAAAATCTGTCAGAAATCTGGTTGAAACGATAAATGGTGAACGTCCTTTTAACTCATTAGTTGGTTCAGCTGTTCGTCAAAGTCTTTTTGAACCTGCAGATAGTGAAATTTTGTTTCGATTAGAACAAGAAATTACTACATCTATCGAAAACTTTGAAAAAAGAGTCAAATTGACCTCTGTAAAAGCGTCTCATCCTCCCGATAGTAACGAAATTACTGTCGATATCAACTATACAATCATCGGTGAAGTCTTTCCTCCTCAAGAGGTATCGTTTATTCTTCAACCAACTAGACAATAATGGCATTCACACAATATACAACTCTAGATTTTGAAGAAATTAAGGCTTCAATTCGTGAATATTTAAGATCTAACTCAAATTTTACGGATTTTGACTTTGAAGGATCGAATATGTCGATCCTAATTGACACATTAGCGTACAATACTTACGTTAATGCATATAATACCAACATGGTTGCTAATGAGGCATTCCTCGATAGCGCTACATTAAGAGAAAATGTCGTTGCATTAGCACGAAATGTTGGTTATGTTCCCAGATCTCGTCGTTCTTCGACCGCTCAAATCAGTTTTAGTGTAAATTTGGGTCTTGGTCAGACAAAATCTACGGTAACACTTAAAGCTGGATTGGTTGCGATTGGTGATTTTCAGAATACTAACTACACTTTTTGTATTGAGAAAGACGTTACTAACCCAGTCATCAACGGAATCTGTAATTTTACTGTTGATGTCAAAGAAGGAACGTTTTTAAGCAAACAATTTGTTGTTGATAAGTCTCAACCTAACCAAAGATTCATTATTCCTAACGCATATGTCGATACTTCATCGATTGTTGTAAAGGTTAGAGACACTGTATCATCTTCAAATACTAGAATTTGGAATTTAGTTGATAATATTGTTGGTGTTAAGACAACTTCCGAACAATTCTTGATTCAAGAGGTTCAAGATGAAAAATATGAACTTCTTTTCGGTGATGGTTTACTTGGAAGACAACTGAATAACGGCCAAGTTGTTGATGTAACGTATATCACGACAAATGGTTCGACCGGCAACGGTGTTCGTAACTTTGCTTTTGCAGGAACGCTGGTTGACAACGATGGAGTCGATATTACTAGTGGAATTTCTGACATCAGAACAAATATTCCTTCAAAAAATGGTGCAGAAGTTGAATCTTTGTCTAGTATCAAGAATTTAGCACCAAGATTCTACGCAGCTCAACATCGCGCAGTCACTGCACTTGATTATGAAGCGATTATTCCTCAAATTTATCCAAATACGGAGAGTGTAGTTGCTTATGGTGGAGAATCTTCAGATCCTCCACAATTTGGTAAGGTCTTTATCTCAATCAAACCAAATAACGGTCAATTCATTTCTGATTTTGATAGAAGAAATCTTTTAGATAAGTTAAAACAATACTCTGTTGCTGGTATTGTACCAGAATTCATTGATCTGAAGTTTTTATATGTTGAAATCAACAGTTCTGTCTATTATAACACCAATGCAATCTCCGATTCAGATTCTCTGAAGACAACAGTTATCAATAATTTGAATACATATGCAAAATCTGAAGATTTGAATAAGTTCGGTGGTAGATTTAAGTATAGTAAAGTACAAAATGTTATTGACGAGAGTTCTAGTGCAATTGTATCGAACATCACAAAGGTAAAAATCCGCAGAAATCTTGAAGCCAATCTTACAAACCCATCACAATATGAGTTGTGTTATGGAAATGCGTTCCATAACCGAAAAACTGGATATAATATCAAATCTACGGGTTTTAGATTAGATGGAGTTAAAGAAGAGGTCTTTATGGCCGATCAATACATTTCTGCAACTAGGGGTCGTCTTTTCTTCTTCACTGTTGAACCAGGTAGAGAACCAAATGTGATTGTAAAGAACGCAGGTACAGTTAAATATGACGTTGGTGAAATCCTTATAGATACTGTTAGGTTTGTAGCGACATCTTTACCAGAACATCAAATTGAAATTGAGGCGATTCCCGATTCTAATGATGTTATAGGTTTACAAGACCTTTATGTACAATTGGCGGTTGACAAATCTACCATTACACCAACAATTGACGCAATTGCATCTGGTTCAGACAATTCTGGAACCAGTTTTGTTACAACTTCTAGCTTCTCCAACGGCAAGTATATTAGAGAGTAATGATCGACACTAGTTTCCAGAAAGTAAAGGTCAACCAGGTAGTCTTCAGCCAATTACCTGCTTTCGTACAAGAGGAAAATCCTCTATTTGTCGATTTTTTAAAAACATACTACCTTGGTGAAGAATATCAAGGTGGTAATATTGATATTATTCAAAATTTCAATCAATATCAGAAAGCTGAGACTTTTAGTGGTAACGAGAACCTGATTGGTTTTACCACATGCACTTCTGATGTTACATTTTTTGATTCTACGATTAATGTAGTTTCGACTGACGGTTGGCCTGAAAAGTATGGTCTCTTAAAAATTAACGACGAGATCATTTCTTACACTGGTAAGACAGAAACCTCTTTTACGGGGTGCCTGAGGGGTTTCACGGGGGTTGAAAGTCTTCATCATGAGTCTGACCCACAGCAGCTAGTATTTTCCGAAACTAAGTCTGACGATCATAAAAATCAAACTCAGGTAATCAATCTGAGTAATCTTTTTCTTCAAGAGTTTTGGAGAAAACTCAAAGATATTTTTCTGCCTGGATTTGAAGACAGAAAACTTGTAAACAGTGTAGATAAAGCAAACTTTTTAAGACAAGCGAAAGACCTTTTTGCTTCCAAAGGAACTGATAATGCTGTAGCTATCCTCTTTAAGGTTCTTTATGGAAAAGAGAGTGAAGTTATCAAGCCAATTAACTATCTTTTCTCGCCATCTGATGGTGATTATGTTGTAACTACAGATATTGTTGCGGAATTGATTAGTGGTGATCCTACAAAGATTCAGGGTCAAGTTTTAAAACAAACTGGTGATGAATATTCATCAGCATCTATCTTTAACGTAAGATTTAATGGTAAGAACGGCCGTCCTTATTATGTTATTAGTCTGAGTAGAGAAACTATCCAGGGTTCTTTTGAACCTACTGGTGGATCTGCAATTACTAATAATGTTGCTATTGGTGATACAGTTTTAACTGTTGATTCTACTCTTGGATTTGCTGAAAGTGGAGAGTTGTACG